GCGCCAGCTCCGAGCGTGCCACCCAGGAAGGACTGGTCGAAGGTGGCGGCGCCACCGGCGGCGATACCCCCACCGAACTGTTGCCGCATCTCCTGGCTGAAATACTTGCACCACCCCATCGGCGAGACCGGGCCGGTGACGTGGCCGCACCATTTCGGCGCGATGTAAAACCGGCAGAACGAGCACTTCTCACGCCCGCCCGCTGGCGTGTAGCGCGCCGCCTGGGGTGAGACGCGGTGCGTGATGGTGCCACTCATGCTACCCGCACCATCAGCGCGGAACCGTTCCGATACATCCCATCAACCGGCACGCCCGCGCTCGCGGCGGCGGCATCGTTGGCCGCGTTGACGAACGGACCACTGAACGTCAGCGCGCCGTTGAGCATGTTCCCGTAACTCTTGTTGGTCGAACTTACGGAGCCCCCGGCGTATTGCACCAGCGGAATACCAGCGGGAAGCCCGGCTACGTTAGCGGTGACAATGGTGTTGAGCGTGCCATTGAAATAAATCCCGGCGTTCTTCATATTGCTAATGAAATTGCCGTAAATGATCGTGTTGTTGCCGCCTTCGATATCAATCGCGACCTCGTTGGTTGATGTCGAAGCAGAACCGGAACCGTAGAAACTGTTGTTACAGATCAGCGCGGGACCGACGATTTGCGTCTCTATCGCGGCATACGAACCATCCAGTGACGGGATGCCAAAATGCAGATGATAAGTATTGAGGATTTGCGGTGACTGACCCTGGTCCGAAAATATGCCACGGGTGCCGCTATTACAATGAGTGTTGCTGACGGCCAGCCACAGATCGGCATTCGCCTGCACACCAGACCATCTGATGCCGTAATCGTTACCAATGAACACGCACTGAGCCACATAGACCCCTTGCACCCAGTCACCGATCTGTAGTCCAACGCTACCGCCCACGAACTCCACGTCGTCGAGTTTGACCTCCACTGTGTAGGAACCGGCGCTCTTACCGTCCACTTTAATCCCCACGCCCTGAGCAGTCACGCCATCGGCGTTCGGCATTTGTCCAAAGATATGCTCCAACGAAACAACGGAACAGTTGAACACATGGATTTGCGTGAGCCAGAACTTCGTGTCGCCGAAGAACACGATATCCTCGATGCTGATCCCACCATATCTGTGCGCCTGATCGGCTGGCGTGGTGATCGTCAACCCGGTGTTCGCGAAAGTAGCGCCAACGGAGTCACGGATGAAGGTCAGGCCCCGCACATGCGCACCCACGATTGGTGACAATGACAGCGTCAGCCCGTCACCGACACCATTGAAATACAGAATGGCGACACCACTGCCCGCGCCTTCAATCGTTACCGTGCTGGTGAACGCCTGTGACAGAGGACTGGATATCACATAAGTCCCGTGTGGTATCACGCCATGGCCACCGTTGGCGAGAGCAGCCAACCAGGACGCGAACGCGGGCGCGTCGTCCGTGACACCATCACCGACAGCCCCATAATTCCTGACATTGACTGCCCCGCTCAACGCCACATCGATCGTGTCGCTGTTCAGGTTCAGGTGATTGCCCCACTGCCCGACATCCATAGCATAATTGGGTTTATAGAGACCCAGATTTGGGGTTCTGGTGTAATCGGTCATCAGAACGAGACCAGTTCAGCGCGGAACGGTGCGCCACTGTAATCAGATTGTTGTTTATGAAGGTCGGCCCTGGTCACCGCCTGCTGAAACTGGGCATCGCATTGCTGCGCGCGGTCATCATCCAACTCGAACAATGCACCATATTTGCACACACCCCACAAATACACGCCATACAACTGGTCAAGCACGGCGTTGGTGTCCGTTGGCAATTTCAACGGACGTGGCTTGGCATACCACCCCATCAGAATCTTCTGCGGCACCCAGTTGGGATCAGGGGGATCGGGAATGACGGGGTGCGGCAAAAACTCGATACAGTCATGCACCAGACGGTAGGCGACGCATGGCGATGGGGCGCCAGCGAGGCCGCCGGCCACCCACCCGCTGCCCTGGCCCCCTGTCCAGTGTCCCGACCACTGATCCTTGAGCTCCAGCTTCTCCCCGCTGGTCGCGTCCCGGATGCTCTCCATCGTGGCGAAGTCGGTCGGCAGCGAGATGTAGGCGCTATCAATCGGCTGGATGCCCGAGGTCACCATGCAGCGCGCCCGCAGCGTCTGCGCGATCTCGGTCTCGACCATCAGCACCCAGCCTGGGATCAGCGGCAGAATGTCCTTACGATTCAGCCAGGCCTGGGTGTCGTCGATCAGCTGTTGATACGTCGTCACTGATCACTTCCGGTCGTTCGGCTTGTGTTCCGGCTGATGGGCGGCTCCTGGCACCCGCATGGACGGCTCCGGAGGCGGCGCCTCCACTGCCGCCCCCTCCTGCTGCGCGGCCTCCAGGGCGGCTCCCTGCTCCTGCGCGGCCTTACCCGCCGCCATCGCCTGGGTCCGCATCTCAGCGGCGCTGGTAGCCTCGGGATACACCTTCACGAGTAGCACCGGATCGATGTCCGGCGGCAGCATCGGCTCGGCCGGCGGCAGCACCGTCGTGTCCGGCTTGCCCATGGTACCAATGCCCTGCGTCGGGCGCTGCGGTGTGGTCTCGACCTTATGGTCGGTTGTTCCCATCGCCATGTCAGAGCTTCCTTCCGTCATCGGTACGGAGCAGCCGGCATTCGCGGCTGTCCAGCACCTGGTTCAGCAGTTTCTGGTCTTTGGTGACCCCGAGTTTTTGCCATTGCTGCCAGATCACCAGCGGCACGCGCGCTACATGGGTCCAACTTTGCCCGCGCGCCCGGTGCGGATCGAAATCACTCGCGATCCGCTTCGCCGACTCCACGATCTGTCGCGTGTCCTGGGTGTGCGTGATCACCAGACCCGCGTCAGCGTCGGTTTCGATCTCGGTGTAGCGCCGGGTCGAAGGATCAAAGTTTTCGTAAAGGAGGTTAGCCATGGGCGATGCCCATGCTATAAGCAGGACAGCAGCGGTGTTTTGACCCACCCCTGCTGTCCCTGACCCCGACCCCTGGTACCAGCAAGGATCGAAGCTGATGGCATCCAATACCGAAGACGAACACACCGCCAGAGCACGCGAGATCGCGAACGCGGCGAATAACCAATGGCGCAACGATAATCTGGAGGCCAAGCGCGCCTATGAACGCGCTTATTACGCCAATAATAAGGAAAAAATGAGAGAGCAGGCGCGAAATTCCTACGCCGCGATGGCGCCTGAAATCAAAGCGGAGCGGGTGGCCTATCAAAAACAATGGCAGAAAGACCACCCTGAGGCGCGCAAGGAAGTCCAAAGACGCTACCGGGAACGGAACAAGCAGCAAATCGCGCGGGCAGAACGTGAATACAGCACCAGACCTGCCTCTCGGGAGCGCCGCCGCGTCCAAAAGGCCGCCACTCTTGAGACCCTTGCCGGTCGCCCACGTCCCGAACTCTGCGACGCCTGCGGTGGTCCGCCCGACAAAGGAAAGTCTCTGCATTATGACCATTGCCATCGACACGGCCATTTTCGGGGTTGGATTTGCCGAGACTGCAATCTGATCCTCGGATACGCCAAGGACGAACCAGCCCGATTGCTCAAGCTGATCGCATACATCAAACGCGGCAAACCTGGAGCCATTCCTCAATTCAACCTCACCGGGATCTAGAACTACGGGCTATTGGTTCAGGTCGAAGATGGTCGCGTGGGCCTTCGGTGCCGTTGGCCTTATGCAACCCTCAAACACAACAGACCCCTGTTGGTTGTCCCCGGTAATGGCATAATTTTGATCAACGAAGTCCCGACCCGTCAACGGCCCTAGTTCACAATAGTCCGGCGACACGAGCAGGATCTGATGCAGCGGGCAGAAGCGGTCGGGGGCCAGTTGGATGGCGCCGAAATTCGTTCTGTAGACGTCCACCGCGCCCATGATCGTTACCTCTTCACGAGACGTAACGTTCTGGATGTTCTGGGCCACCACGGCGTTGCCCGTGCCGCCCTGCGACAGCGTGGCGAAATACGCCTTCACGTTGCCGCTCATGATGCCAAGCGTCGGCACGCTGCCGGCCTGCCAGCACTGCTGCACGGCGGCGTCGACCATGGCCAATGTCAGATCGCGGGCGGTGCCCGGCGTGCCGGCGTTGGAACCATCGCCGACCGGCATGACCCCGGCGCCGGCGCCACGGCTACCATTCAGTGTGTAGCAAGGCAGTCCCGACATATGCCTGGGGTCGGTCAGGGTGCGAACCAGTGGGGATGTGATGGCGAACTCGACGTCGCGCTTCGCCTCCATGCCCTTCAAAATCACCTGTCGATTGTATTCGTCCTCGCTGCCGACGAAATCCGCCGCGCGCGTGGTATTGGATACGCCTACAGAACGGACGACGATCTGACAGACGTTGTTGAACCGAACCGGCTTGGTCACCGGTTGGGCAACCGCCGTGAACCCCTCGGGCTGGGCGTTATCGGCCACGGCGCCCAGATCCTGAACCACCCACTCCGTGAGGATTTGTTGCGAGGGGACGCTGGAAATCGCTGACAGCATCGGCGTCGCATCGACATCGATCTGAAAGATCAGATCCCGCAGGTCTTCCTTAACGCCGACCGCTGTCGTCTCGATATACGTATTACTCGGGGCCGCGCCCATCGCGCCAACAGCCATGTGTCACTCCATCGCGGGCGCGGACGCGCACCATGGGGCGTCTCGCGCGGTGAAACCGAATTGTGAGGTTTCGCGATGAAGGCCGATGGCCGGACTGGGTGAGGGCCGAAGCGCTCCCAGGGGCGGATCGATCAACAGAGGCGCGGCACGTCACGCCAGAACGGTGGGGGCTTTCGCGCTCCGTCCGGCGTCGAATGTCAGTAGGATGTCAGCAAGTCGGTTTTGTCAACAGTTCAGCGTCAATCGCGGCGTCGAGTTCAGCTCGCGTCATGTTTTCGGGGTCGATTTCATCATCCGGCACCGCGAAATGCTTTTTCAATCCGGCATCATGCGTCACCCGGCCCTTTTGCCTGAGTTTCAACAACATGGCACTGACGCTGCCGACATTGATTCCGGTGACCTCGGCCAGATCCCTCGCGGTCATTCCCTCAACGCCGGCAATTCGCAACGCCGTCTGTAATGTCAGCGTGTCAGGCTTGAAAACCGGCATCAGATCGCGTTGCAACTCAAGTAGAAAGTCGCGCCTGCGTTGCAATTGCTCCATTTCGTCCTGATTGCGCTCCAATCGCTCCTGAAGCCACTCGCGCACCGTCCGCTTCGGATCGGTCTTCTGATATTTCATCGTCCCGCCCCATTGGTGCTCGCCCGCCGGGCCGCCAGCAACGCCGCCGCCGTGCGGTAATCCGCCTTCCGGCCGAACGCCTCCTCGGCGACGGCGACGCGTTCCGATGGAGCGGGAGGCGGGGCGACCCCACGCGCGGGGGCGATCTGGGCGGGCGCCGTCGTCTTCGCGCTCTCCACCCAACGATCGAACATGGCCGCCTTCATCATCGCCTTCAGATGATGCGGGCTGGTCAGCCCCTGCAACTCGCCCTGACTGAAGCCGCCCTTGGTGGTCGCCCAGTCGACGATCTGCTTCTGCGCCGCCGCCCGCTCGGTCGGATCGGCCCAGAACGGCAGCTCCTTCGCCAACTGCTCGTTCGCCGCCGCCACCTGCTGCTCCATCGCCCGCTGCTGCGCCTGCTGTTGCAGCGTCGTCAGCCCCGCCAGCCTGTTCTGTTCATTGACCGCCGTTTCCCAGGCGGCCCGTTCGCGCAGATACTGCTGTGGATTGGTCTCCAGCAGATGCGGGTCGGGCAGTGGCGGCGCGTTCTGGACCGTCTCGGCCAGGCGCTGCAACTCCGGCTGAATATAAGGCAACACCTGCGCCAGCGCCTGTTGTTGCGCCTCCAGTTGACGCCGTCCGTCCGCCAGTTCCCGCGTCTTTTGCGAGTAATCCACCGATTTGCGCTGGGCGAAGGCGCGCACCTCGGCCAGGGTCTTCAGCCGCTGCCCCTCGATCTCGAACCCGTCGCCCAGCGTCATGTCAGCCAGCGGAAGCGCCTCGGGTGCCGATGCCGCTCCCGGCACGCCAAGCGCCCGCTCCATCGCTGACAGCCCGCTGTCGGCCGCTCCGCCGACCGAAGGCTTCGGCGCTTCCGGAGGTGCTGGTGTCGCGGGCGTGGCGGACGTGGGTGCCTCCCTCGGGGCCTCGGGACCGCGCCGCTGCCGGTTGAGCAGCCGCGCCGCCTCGGAGATCGAGATCGAGGGGGACTCGTTGGCCGGCGGACTGACGCCGCTGTCAGATGGTGCCGCTGATGGTGCCGGAGTCGATGCCGGTGTGGCCGGCGTGCCCGTGCTTTCGCTCATTGCTGTTGCCCTACTCCATCACCCGGTTCATCTGCTCCGCCACCCGATCAGCCTCCACCGCCTCGGCGTCGGCGGTGATCTCGTTGCGGATCAGGTTGATGGCGATCACCACCCGCCGGTTGTCCTCACGCTGGCGCTCATCGTCCAAAAACATCGCCCGGCCCGCCGCCTCGGCGACGATGCGGTCGAGCACCGCCTGAAACGCGGGATCGTCCAGCATGCGCCGGCACGCCTCGGCCTGGACGACCTGCTCGGCGGTCAGCGGCATCTCACCAATAACCCCAACGTGGGCCGCCAACCGCGCCCACCAGCACCAGCACGATCAACACCAGCAGCAGCAACCCCAACGGGTTGCCATAGCCCCAGTAACCGGTCGAATAACCCCACCCGCCGCCAAGCAACAGCACGAGCAGCAATACAATAAGTATAAGTGTCATGCCGGCGGCCCTCCCGGTCCCGGTAGCGGCGGCCCGCCCGGCCCCAGCAACGGTGAGAGCGCCGCGCGTTGGGCGATCTGGCCGTATGCGGTAGGCATTCTCCCGGTCGCCAGCGCGTTGCCAATCGCCGCCCTGGTCATCGGATCGGCTGGCATTGGTGACGGCGGGGCCATCGGTCGTGGCGGCATCATACCTACCCCCTGCTGGAGCGGACGCGGGCCAGCCATTGCTTGCGGCATCATTGGCTGACCCGGCGCCCCTCCCCCCTGGGGCGGCCGTGGCCCTGGGGGAGGCTGCCCCACGGCCGGAGGTTGTGGCGAGGTGGGTGGCGGCAGATCGGAGAGCAGGCCGACAGCGGGCGCGTTGGATTTCATGCTCTGCTTGAACTGATCCAGTGAGGGCGCCGGGGTGCCGAACTGCGCCGCCGCCACCCACGTCTTCGTCCACGCATCCAGCGCCGCCTTGTCCCGCTCCCGATCGTCCTCGAGCAGAAGAGAGGCCCGCTTCGTCTGTTGGTCGGCCCGGTCATTCTCCACGTCCGCCGCCGTCTTGCTTTGCTGCACCTGGGCCAGGATGAGGGATGGATCGGGCGGCGGCGGGGGTGTCGGCGGCGGTTGGAAGCCATCGGGCAGTTGCTTCAGATAGGCCCCGACATCCGAGATGTTCATACACTCCAGCATCCTGGCCAACGTGTTGCGATACTCCGGGATGCCGGCCAGCGGATTGCCCATCCCGCCGACCTGCATGATCTGTTCCTGCTTGCCGGCGATGGCCGACAGCATCTGCAATCGCTCCGCCGGCATGCCCTTGCCGCCGACATTGACCGCGCACTCCCAGTCGGTGGCCAACGCACGCGGATCGATGGCGACCCAGGCATTCCTTATTCTTATGACATTGGGTCTGTCCTGCTGACGGGCCAGCATGCGGAGAAGGCCACTGTAGAGCGGCGCCAGACCGGTCTCGGCCAGGGTGCGCGCGACCATATCAAGTCTGTCCTGGGCGGCACTGGACTGTTGCGACACCGCGATGGGCGCGGTCGATTGCAGTTCATCAACAGTGAGACCGGCACTGGCGCGGGTGATGCCGGTACGGCTCTCTCTTATACTCTCCAGCACCGCCATGACCGGCAGCGCCTCCTTGCCCATGAAGGGCTTGGTCAACTCGGTCACCGCGCCGGCGGCGGCCACTCTTATAATACTGCCGATAGCGGTCTGCCGGACGTCGGCCATGTTGACCTGGCCCTGGGTCGCCACCGTTCGCGGAAACATGGACTGGCCCAGACTGTCCAGGGTGGCCCGCATTACCCGGCTCTCGACCCGTTGCAGATCCATCACCATGTCGGCCTGCGACATGCCGATGACCTGACCCACCTCCCTGTATGGGGTGAAACAACTCAACGGGATCTCGTCGACCCGCTCCCATTGTATAAGTGACTGGGCGTTGCCCAGCATGTGCACATGGACAAGTTCGGCGCGGTGGTCACCGTCCGTGTCCATCCTGATCCAGCCCTCGGCATACCTGACGAGGCTGGTCGCCTTATCGTTCGGCGGGCTGGCGGCCATGTTACGCCCCCTGGCCCCGTCCCTGGCGATCACCTCCTGACGTCGCCGCATGTCCTGACCCCGGCCGCGATGCGCCAGCACCTTGTCCTCGGGCAGACCCATCTCGAGCAGTTCCGAGACCGTCACGTCGCGCACGTCCCACAGCGCCTTCGCGGTCGCGACGGTCGACGCGCCGGGATCGATCCAGATACACTCCGCCGGCCGCTGCGTGATGTGCGGCCAACCACGCGACGTGGAGCGGGTGAGCGTGGCCGACCACAACTCAGCGGCGGCGCCCTGGCTCAGATACATCTGCCCCTCGGGGGTTTTGGCGAGCGCCTGCTGCTCCTGGGGCAGCATCGGGCGGCGAATGATTCGGCTCGCCTCGATGCCCGGCTCGGCGAGCAACATCTGGAGTTGCGGGAGGAGGAGACCTTCACAGACCTCAGTCCTGCTGGCCTGTCTCGCACCCCAGTGCCATCTGACCCACCCAGCCTTGCGGGTCAGCGCGTCAAGCAACGCATCATGCAAAATGGTCCAGCCAGGATTGGCCGAGAACAAGGCCCATCTGGCATAATCCGTCGCCTGCCGCGCCAGTTGGGCCACCGTGCCATCCGTCTCTTCCGACGAAATGGGGCTGAAAGAGACGGGATCTTCGACGCCGGTGAAAAGGCGCAGCAGGGAGGGGAGTGTCTGCCTGATGGTGTCCCTGACCACCGTCAGGGTGATGTTGCTGCGACCCTCCAGCTTCGGCGCGTTGGGCTCTCCGGCGTAATATTCCGATGCCGTTATCCGCTGCCGGCTCAACTGATCATCGTAATTCCGGCAGGCCGAGAACCAGAACCGGGCGTTCTCGGCGATCTCGGCATCGGTCTTGCCAACGCGTTGATACAATATCTCCTGTTGCCATTCGGCGCCCGCCGGCCTCGGACTCGGGCGCAATCCCGCCGCGTATCGCCTGAGCGTGGGCGGGAGGGACTGGTCACTGTCGGGCGGCGGATCATCATTGTTCTTTGGCGGCAGCAGAAACGCCAGCATCTGCTCGCTCGTGGCATTGATGCCGATCGGGCGCATGCCCCTGGGCACGAGGTTGGGGATCGGCGGCAGGGGAGGGGGGGCGCCGGGAGGCGGGGGGAGGAGGCCGCTCATGTCGATACCCTCGAGGCGATCAACCGGCCTCGCGCCCGCTGCAAACGCGCGACCGCCTCATGAAACGCCGCCAGCGCCTCCCTGTATTCCGCCTCCAGATCAGTCTCGGTCACGCTCATGGCTACACGAACTCCCCCGGTTGGAAGGCCATCCCAAAGGGGCGGCTGTCGTGCAGCCCACTGGTCATGCCGCTGCCAATCCCCAGGCCCTGCTGACAGAACGTCAGACACAACGCGTCGGCATAATCCGTGCTGGGCAGACCACGCGCCCGCATCATCTGCTTGCTCTCGACCTGCAACCGACCATCACTCAGAAAGGCATAACGCGGCGCCGCGAGATCGTCGCGCAACCGGTCGTGCCGGGGCAGCCGGACATTACGTCCCGCCAACCACTCCTTCATCCGTATCCACAACTCATCCTTAAGCCGCGCATACCGCCCGGTGACACTGGCAACCTCGGCCACGTTAAGGCCAAGAATGGGCAAATTCTGCTCGTGCAACCGGTCTACGACCCCGGCACCAATGCCAATCACGTCAATCACGATCAACGACGGCTTGCTGTTCAACGCCGCGTCATACTCAGCCTTGATGGCGCCAGCCAACTGCATCGTGTCAAACTGATGCCATGAACGCGGCATGTCCTCGACAACCAACCCACGCCGCTTGATCAACGTGCTGGCGTCCGAACCAAAACGAGCCACATCGACGCCCCACACGGACGTCGCGGTGAGATCAATCGGCACGTCACGCACCATCGCCCCATCAATCAAATCCACCGGTATTAGCGTGTTATCCTCTGCCGTGGGCCACTCACCCAGACACCTGATGCGGAACGCGTTGCTGTCCCGACCATACCGCTGCGCGATCTCCTCGATGAACCGGGGATCAACCCTCGGACTATCAAGCCCACTCACCTTGAGACAGAACCAACGATCCGTCTCCATCGTCATCACACGCCAGAAATGGCCCGTGGCGCGCGTCGGATTGCCAATCAAAACCGTGATCGCCCCAGGCCCGCTCATGCTGCCAACAGCGGCCTCGTAAACATTCTCCTCAATGCCCGACGCCTCATCACAAACCAACAACACGTGGTCGCTGTGAACGCCCTGGAGCGCCTCCGGCTGATCCCGCCTGCTGGTCCGCGCGCTGATGAAACAGTCAGCGTTCGACTTCAACCTGATATGATCCGATTGCAAATCCCATAACTGACGCCACCCCTCGGGCAACGCACTGAACCACTTCGTCGTCTCACTCCACAAACTGTCATACAACTGCGGCGCGCTCGGCGCCGTGCAAACTACCTTGAACGGCACACGCGTGTTGCAGAACCAAACCATCAACCAGGCTGCCAGCGCCGTCTTGCCACAACCATGCGCGCTCCTGATCGCGATCCGCGTGTGGCCACGCGCGACAGCCCTTAATGCCTCCCGCTGCCACGGGTCAGGCTCAACCTGTAGAACCTCCCGCACAAACGCCGTCGGCGCCCGCGCATATCTGCCAATCGCCGTCAGAAACGGGTTTCCAGACGCCGCTATCGCCTCGGCCCAGTTGATCGGAGGTGCTTCGGTGTCGATCATCCCGGCTTGTCCAGGCAACGCTCAACGATCGTCTTCAGGAGTTGGTTGCGCGCCTCGGTGTTGTGGCTGACGGCATACGTCAACGCCCCCATGAACATCAGGTTGAGAAGTATGAGCACCGTGAAACCAGCCGGCAAAGCCTTGATCAACTTCTCGGGTATGCCAGCCAGTAACTGCCGCGTGCTCTCGTTCACCGACAGAAACCCAACGGACGACGCACCGGGTAACGCCTGATGGGAACACCAAACTGATCAAGCAGCCCGGTATCAATCGCACGCTCTTCCTCCGGAACGATAACCTCAACAGTCTCCCGCCCTGGCCACCAATCATCACCCAAATGGTAATCACAACGCCGTGGATACATGTCACTCATGACGTTGACATTGCGTAACGATGTTGTGGGATTTTGGTGGGGAATTTGGGAGGGGAGCCAGTGCCATCACCAGACGGCCTTGGTGGGGGGGCATGCGGCCGGCGCTGACATGTGCACGTATGTATGTCTTACGTGTGTATGTCTTGCGTGTGCTCGGCAGGCGGGACACACGGTGACGTCCGGACCACTGGCGTTGAACCATGACCAGCAAGCCAGACAACGGCGCTTTGTCATGACGACATCGTCACGCTTATTCCGATAACCGCTGTGTCCGTAGCATAAGTCATGCGGCCACCTGATCAAACGGTCGTTTACACACACATCCGAGGTTTGTATGAGCGTTAGTTGTTCCCGATTCGTTCGCGCATGGCTCGTGGAATGGCACGACATACTCATTCCGTTGGCACGTCGAGCGCGTCGCCCGTCACCGCCGCATGCTCGATGACAGGCGGCGCATCGGCCGAGGCCAGCAGCTCCTGTGAGATCACGCGCGCGGCCACTAAGTGCAGCTCAATCGTCTGATTGCCCGTCGTCTCAATTTCCTGCTTGGGCCGGCCGAACCCACGATCCAACAACGCGACAGCGGCCGCCAGCCTGACCTTGCTGTCCTTGTCCCGCATCATGATGCCGGCGACTATCTCGATGGCTTTCGGCCCATGCTTACGCGCGAGGGCGGCAACGTCCACGAGCGGCTTGGCGCGGCCGTTCGGATTGCCCGACTGACCCGGCTTCCATGATCCGCTGGACAGGCCTCCGCGAACCCCGAAAGCCTTTCTGGGCTGTTCTTGCGTGCTGGCACTCATCCTGAGACTGAATCCCACGCCATGATTTATGGGTCAATGACACTGACCTGACGCCATTTTGTCAATCCCTCGATCAAAATCGCCCGTTTCATCGAAAACATTCATGAAAGAAAATCATTGACGAACTTCACGCCATTTCGTATATCCATGTCACCGACACGGGAATTGGTCCCTGTCACGACGCAGGGAACGACCCTCATGATTATTTATCGCGGCCCATCGATGTTGAACGGGAAGCCCATCGTAATGATAGCGACCGGCTTCAATGGCTCATCAAACGAAAAAACCGGCGCGGATCTGATTCAGACCTACGTCCTGAATGACGACCTCCATCCTGTGCTCGCGGCCCGTTCCGGCGCGGCGTCAACCATCTGTGGCGACTGCAAGCACCAGGGAACCTATGCCGACAACGGCCGCGTCGCCGGTTCGCGCACCTGCTACGTCAACCTCGGGCAAGGTGTGACAATCGTCTACAAGGCATATCAGCGTGGTGTTTACGAGGTGTGCGCCGAGGCGGATCTGGCCGAGACGTTCGCCGGCCGTCTCATTCGCATGGGCACTTACGGTGACCCGGCCGCCGTTCCGAGCCACATCTGGGATGCCATGCTGTCCCGCTCCAAGGGCCGCACCGGTTACACGCACCAGTGGCGCGCGCCGCATGCCGCATGGCTACAGGCTTACGTCATGGCGAGCGCCGACAGCATTGAAGAGGCGAACGAAGCGCAGGCGGCTGGCTGGCGCACCTTCCGTGTCGCACCGGCGGTTGACTGGGCGAAGCAGTCTGGCGAGTCGCTGTGCCCCGCCAGTGCCGAAGGTGGCAAGGTGACGACGTGTGACCATTGCCTTCTCTGCTCCGGCACGTCCGGCAAGGGCCGCAACAGCATCATGATCCCCGACCACAGCACGCAAGGCCGTGGCGCCAAGCGCCGCGCTGGCGTGACCTTCAGGCGGAACGGGGTGGCGATATGAGCAGCCACCTGTCGAGCGCGGCGCGCTTCTCCCTCGCCTTGCGGGGCCTGCGCTGGGGTCCGCGAGAATTGTCCGAGATGCTGGCCATCAATGAACGAACGATCCGGCGTTGGTTGAGTGGCCAGAACGATCCGCCGCCCGCCTTGCTCGAGTGGCTCGAGCTGCTCGCGGCCTTCGTCAACGCCAATCCGCCACCACCTGGACCCGCCGCCTGACACCACGCCACCACACCAACAGGAGATACCGATATGACCAAGAAACTGAACAAAGCTGACACGAAGTTGTTACTGCGTCAGTTGGTCCTGCCGTGGTGGCGGCAGTGCGCCGCGCAGTTGATCAACGAAGCGCGCCGGTCGATCGCCCGCGAGCAACGCGAGGATGCGTTGGCGACGTCGATGGACAGGCGGGCCGCCAAGGTCGTCTCGCTCATCGCGGAGCGGGACCGCGTGAACAAGAAGCACGCCGCTGAGTTCGAGGCACGCATCGCCGCGTGGCACCGAACCAAGGCATCATCGTTCACGATCGACGATCGGCCCTTCTGGGAAGTTTCCACCTTCCGCGCCGGTCAGGCGCGGCGGCGATCGGAGCACGAAAGCCGGTTTCTGGATCTGGTGTTGTCCGGGGTGCCGGAGGATGACCG